GTATAGCGGCGAACGAGGTAAAATGTATCACTGGTGTGCCAATATGAAATCAGGTAGAAAGAAGAAGTAAATGGACATAACTCATTACGTTAAAAAGTTAAAGGAACACGAAGCAAAACGGCTAAGTACTAATGAACGTAACGAGTATTGGAGGAAGTATAATGAAAATAAGTGAACTATTAGAAGAAGAACAACGTGACAAATATTGTTCAGATAAATGTTGTGGAAGCGATGTAAAAGCAGAAGATTGTAAATGTCCTCCTACATGTGAGCATTGTAACTGTAACGCAGATACTGTAGATGAAACTACAAGTGCAGGTAGTATTGCAAGTAGCACAGGTAACGGAAATGGCTTCGTAAACGGCGGTCCGGGAACACTAGGACGCAACAAAAACAAAAACAAAAACAAAACCAATAATTAGGATTATAGATAAATACTTACATATTAAGTTGGAGTGAATAATGCGTAAGTCAGACTTATCAAAAGTTAATGAAGGTTTAGCTGATCTAGCTCAAAAGGCTGAGATGGATCACGAAGTGCAAATGGCACGTTCAGACCTTTATAAAATTGCAAAATATGCAATTAAATTACATGAAATGTTAAAAGGAGTTTCTGAACAACAAGGTTTAGAAGGATGGGTGCAAGCGAAAATAACAAAGTCAGCAGATTACATTTCCTCTGTATATCATCATTTAGATTATGACACTAAATTTGAAAATACTGTTCATGAAGAAGTAGAGCAAGATTACTCCAACCAAATTGCTCAAAAGTTAGAGCAAAAATTATCTAGTGTCAAAGGACAAAAGGCGAGTTAGACATGACAGACTTTAGAGCATTATTATCCAAATTAGATCAAATTAACGAAGCAATAGAGGAAGATATTGTTTTACGTAGAGTACAATCAAACGGTAATTTAACTAATACAAATATCAACCGCGATCAGCCTTCTAAAATTTTTACAAATGTAAAAGGCGGTGGTATATCATATACTACAGACGATTTTGTAAAAGTTTATTATGTAAATGATGATAGACTACAAGCATTTTTAGATACTAGTGCTGGACGTGATGCAATTGAAGTAGATGAAAATGGCGATCCTATTGAAGATCCAGATGCAGATAACGATTCAGCAGAAGTTGGCGGCGATAATGATGCGCAACAAGGTAGCGGTTCCGGCGGCGGAAATGATGGTTCGGATGCAGAAGAACCTACTCCTGCAGGCATAACACTAAAAGACGGAAGTAGTTTTGATCCAGGCAACGAAAGATCAAGAACACTAGCCGCACAAAGAGCAGGTGAATTATTAGATCGCTATAGAGAATTGTTAAGAAAAATGAATGAGAGTGCTCCAGTAAGTTTACGCGGTGCATATCTTAAAGAATACAATTTATATGAAGCATTTTTATTAGAAGCATTAACTAGAGAAGAAAGTTTAGAACTTGCAGATATAATTGACGATTTAAATACATTAATTGGTGCAGAAGGATTGTTGAGTACGCAAAATCAAGAATTATTCCGTAGAGAAATAGCTGATGCTCCAGATGTAAATCAACTAAGAGCAACAACTTCTAATATTACAGACTTTGAAAGAGGCGAAGAAGAAGAGCCCCAAGTAGATGCTGATGCAGAACGTGCAAGTGATGCAAGTGGAGATGCAGATGCAACTGTTGACCCCGGTGAAGGAGAAACAGCAGGATCATTAGAAGCATTTGCTAATTCAGGCAAGGGCGGACTAGCTAACGATCCAGATGAAGTTGATGCTATTACAGAACTACAGCAATACCTAACCGATCTAGGTTTTGATCCTAACGGTGTAGACGGAAAATATGGTCGTGGTACTATTGCCGCAGTTAAAGAATTTCAAAAATATTTTGGTGCTAAAGAAGACGGTGATGCTGGTCCAGAAACAATTGGTAAAATTATAAAACTACGTAGCATACGTTGGGGTGAAGGCGGAAACAAAGACTTTATACAATGGCGTCAAACAATGACACGTATGGAAGAACTAATCGGTAAAGCAGGTAATGCTAATGAAAGTGTTAACATGAATTCTATGGCAGCAATACTTGAAGTATACCGTAGATTAGATGAAGCACTTAGTGACGCAGAAGCTGACGAATTACAATCTATATTAGATGAACTGCGTAGTGCATACGAGGACGGTGAATTTACAGCGGCACTTCCGCCAAATGTAGCTGATCGTTTTACAAGCAACTTTAGAGCAGGCGAAGGTGTACTAGCAGACATGGGTCGCGGTGGTGACGAAGAAGAAGGTGGCGCCGAAGAAGAAGGTGGTGACGAAGAAGAAGGTGGTAACGAAGAAGGACAACCTCAAGACGTTGCAACTATGGACGATGCCGCAAAAGCAACAGCAATACATGAAGGCATTGATGGTATGGGAACTGACGAAGAAGCAGTTCTAGCAGTATTAGGTTCAATAGCTGACGAAGCAGAATTAAATAGAGTAAAACAAGCATTCCAGCAATTCTACAATGAAGACATGATGGATTGGATTAATTCAGAAGTTTCATTTAGTGAGCAAGATGCTGTAGACAACATTATTAACCGTATTACAGGTGATCCAGACGCACCGCAAACAGTAGAAGATATTGTTGGTGCAAGTGAAGCCGCTGACGCATTAGACGATGCATTAAATGGCGGTTTCTTCTTTGGTTTGGGTACTGAAGAACAAGCAGTGCTTGAAATTTTAGGACGTATTAGTGTTAGAGATTTCCCAACTGTAATGGCAGAATTTGAAAGAAAAACAGGAACTAACTTACTTACTGATCTAGAAAGCGAATTAAGCGGTACAGATAGAGAACGTGTAAACAATATTATTAAACGTTTTGGTTATGAATTCCAAGACGAAGATCCAGGCTATAGAGAAATTGGTGGCGAAGAAGGCGCAGAAGAAGGTGGCGAAGAAGATCAGCCTCAAGATCCAGCAGGCGGTGAACCTGATGAAAACGGCAATGTACAACCTCGTCCAACAGAAAGCGGAGTACAAGGTGATTACGCTAGAGCAGCCTGGGACGATAACTACGGTGAAACACACAATCCAGACGGTACTCCTAAAGCAGGTGCAGAAGGCGAAACAGGAGCAGGTGAGACTCCAACTCGTGCTAAAGAAGTATGGGACGAAATTAAAGCTATGCGTGATGAGCAGCCGCAAGGAACACCTGCACGTCGAGATTTATCTAATCTTATGAATCAGATCAATGTAAGTTCAACAACTGACGAAGATGCTGAAGCTATTCTTGCTCAAGCAAAAGAAATACAAACTGGCGACGAAGTCTTAGATGGCGGCGAAGCAGGCGATGATGCTGGAGCAGAAGGCGAAACAGGAGCAGAAACAGATCCAGAATTGCCAACAGTAACTAATGCTCCATCACCGGTAGAGTTAGAGCAGTTAGAACTTGAGGCAGCAGAACAAAGAATACTAGATTCGTTTGATGACGAATCAATTAGTTTGGCATGGCCTGTTCTTGATGATTACGACAAACAACTTTTAGCCGATTTGCTTCGACGAGCAGGAAGACCGGTGCCAGGTGACCAGTAGGGATTAAAAAATGAAAATATTTGAAGTTACAAAACCAAAAAAATTAAAAGAATCTAAAGCTAGTGATCTTGTAGCTCTACTGGCAGTCGTTAAACAAAAGAAAAGTGCCGCTGACGCCGACGAAACAAATGTTGCACCGGCAGTTGATGCAAACGCAACAGCAGGTGACACAAGTATTGCACGTATGATGGAAGATTTAGAAGCAAAGATTAAATCAGGCGAAGCAAAACTAAGCAAAGACATTGATGCAGAACTAGGCAAGAGAGGTGCAGATCCCCAAGATATACACATATCTATTATGTCAAAAGTACAAGAAGCAGGCAGAAATGCAGGACAACAAATTGCTCAATCAAGAGGACTTTCTGGCCAGGAAGCAGTTGATTTAATGCGCCGCGTTGAAATGTGGGTTACATCGGCGGCGTTTGGATATATTAACAAAAAATATCTAGGCGGTGATGATACAAATTATAACATGCAAACTATGGATATTGTTACTAGAGCATTACAATCACAAGCACCTATAGGTGGACAAGTACCTGTAGGTCAAGTTAGCAGTGCTCGTCCAGCTGGTGTGCAAGGCACTGTACCTGCAGGCAGTGAAACTAATGCACTTGATGCAAGGGCAGAGAGAGATTTCTAAATCAAAATAAATTTTATTTAAACCCCGGACTGGTTTACCAGATTCGGGGTTTTTCTTCTTGACAATAAGATAAAAATAGCATATAATACATATAACAATTACAGGAGAAACCTATGAGTGAACGTACCTATGGCGCAGAAGAAAAAGCAAAACTAGAGCGTCTAGTAAATGAAGGTGTTACAGTACTACAAGAAGTTGAAGATCTACAACAGGGTTTAAAAGAAACAGTAAAAGCAGTAGCGGAAGAATTAGATATTAAACCAAGCCTAATAAACAAGGCAATTAAAATTGCACAAAAAGGTGATTGGGAAAGAGTTGCAGATGAATTTGACGATCTAGAGACTCTTGTTGTTACAGTTGGCAAAGACAAGTAATGCTAACAAAAATTAAGGCGTTTTGGTTTCACAGTTATCAGTCAGACAAAATAGCCTTTGCATTTGAACTAATAAGTTTTATATTTACAGTAGGAGCAAGTTTAACACTTGCTTTTACTGCCGATGCGCCAGATATGACTTTGGTATATCCTGGATTTTTTGTAGGATCTTGCACAGCGGTATATGCTTATTATAGACGCAAACTTGCCTGGCCTATGTTACTAACTTTGTATTTTGGGGTTGTAAACATATTCGGCTTTGGCGTAGCAATACAATGGTGGTAGATATATGTGCGGATTTTTCTTTACAGATAGCAAAGAAAAATTAGTAGACTTAGAATTCAATGATGTCAAACAGCGTGGATTTAAAACTAGTACAATAGAACACAATGAATACTTTGGTGTTCAAAGTGTTCTTCCAAGTTCTACTGGACTTTACAGTCAATTAGAAGATGATAATTATTTTTTATTATTTACTGGTCAAGTATACAATTATAGCAGGAAATTTAAAACAGATACTGACTATGTTTTTACAAAACTTAAAGAAAGCATAGATAATGTGAACTTGTTTAACGGTATGTTTGCATTTGTGTTTGTAAACAAAACTAGTAATCAAGTTTACATAGCAAGAGATAAAACAGGTCAAATCCCTTTATTCATATACTATAAAGACAAAATAATAGTATCTAATACTTTAAAAAGTATTGTAAAAAATACAGATACAAATATCAGAGAAAATTTGTTAGAAACATGGTCAAAAACAAAGCATTATATTTCTAATAACACACCGTGGAATGATATACAAGAATTTCCAAGTGGATACTTGTACACAGACGGTAATTTTACAAAAATAAACGGACCGGCATATAATAACTATGATGTTCTAAATACTTTAGAATTATTAAAAATTCAATATTCTACTCCTTTACCTAGTGCAAACATTGCCAGTGGCGGTGTTGATAGCACTATTATTTCACACGTATTTGCTAAGGAAAAAATTTGTATTAATAATTTAGGCAAAGATTATATTAGCAATGATTGCCCTTGGGCTATAGATGTTACAGAAAAAGAATGGTGTCAATCTGTTGTAGATTTTATAAACAACACATACATCTTACCCTATACATGGAGTTGGGTAAGTTACTTTATAATAGGAAAGCATTTGCATAATAAAGTAAATGTTTTATATACCGGTGAAGGCGCAGATGAAATTTTTGGAGGTTATCCAGGATATACAGAAGGTGTGCCGACGCCTTACAGTGATTATGGAAAAAATAATTCTCCGATAGAAAACAAACTTAAAGATCAAGAAGTTTTTATTCCCATATCAACTATGGGTGCTAATTTAGCATTAGGTTGCTTTACTATAGAACCTAGAAGTCCTTTTTGTGATCTTATGTTTCTAAATAATACAAACTATGTAAATTCTATAGGAAAGCCCGAACTAGTTAAATTATACAAAAAATTCACAGGCAAAGAGCCTAAACCAAAACAAGGGTTTAGCGGATTTCCTAATGAATTTTACAACTATTACAACAATAAAAATATCACAGATTTTGATAGTGATTTTTATTGGAAAAATGCTTGTATTCAAGCAATAAAAGACTTGACATAACATAGAGTTTCTGTTACAATACTACTATGAATAAAGAATTACAACCTAAACCCTATCAATGGTTAGCGTGGATAGCAACAGCAATATTGCTTGTTGCGGCAACAATGGCCGCTTTTAACATGTATCCATATTACAGTTATGCATTTACTGTAGCAAACGGACTTTGGGTCCTAATAGGTGTACTTTGGAAAGAAAAAAGTTTGATAGTGCTAAATGCAGGCCTAACCATAATTTATTTGGCAGGACTGTTTGCACAATAAATAAAATTGCGCTCAATGACGATTGTCGAGCAAGTATGAAGGTTAAGTTGGCCATAAGCAACGAAGGAGAAATGAATGCCATACGTTGATGCGATGTTTGATCGTGATCAGGACATAATTAGAGTAGTCGAACGCCGAGATGGCAAAAGGCATTATCACGAGTATAATGCAAAATATACATTTTATTATGAAGACCCTAAGGGCAAGTACAAGAGTGTGTACGGCGATCCTTTGAGTCGTATTGTTTGTAAGAACACCAAAGACTTTCGCAAAGAAGTTGCTATTAACAAAGGCAAAAACTTGTTCGAAAGCGATATTAATCCAATCTTTCAATGCCTAAGTGAGAACTATCTCAACCAAGATGCACCTAAACTAAACATTGCATTCTTCGATATTGAGACAGACTTTGATCCAGAGCGTGGATTTGCTGATCCAGCAGATCCTTTTATGCCTATTACATCTGTATCTGTATATTTGCAATGGTTAGAAACTATGGTATGTCTTGCTGTTCCGCCTAAGACACTTACTATGGAGCAAGCACAAAAAGAAGTTGAAGGCTTAGAAGGTGTTGTACTGTTTGAAGATGAAGGTGAAATGCTAAACACCTTCTTAGACTTGATACAAGATGCAGATATCTTGTCAGGTTGGAACAGTGAAGGTTATGATATTCCGTATACAGTTAATCGTGTAAGTCGTGTACTAAGCAAGGACGACACAAGACGTTTTTGTTTGTGGGGTCAGTTGCCTAAGAAACGTGAATACGAAAAGTATGGGAAATCAGCTGTTACCTTTGACCTAATAGGCAGAGTGCATTTAGATAGTTTGGAATTATATCGTAAATACACATATGAAGAAAGACACAGCTACAGGCTTGATGCTATTGGTGAGATCGAAGTTGGTGAAAATAAAGTTCCTTATGAAGGCACTTTGGACCAGTTGTACAACAATGACTTTAGAAAGTTCATCGAATACAACATACAAGATACCGCACTACTGGACAAGCTGGACAAAAAACTAAGATTTATTGATCTTTCTAACTCAATCGCACACGAAAATACGGTGTTGCTACAGACTACTATGGGTGCTGTAGCAGTTACAGAACAAGGCATTATCAACGAAGCACACAACAGAGATTTGCGTGTACCAAATCGTCCTAAACGTGACGACACGGAGAACACACAGGCAGCAGGTGCATATGTTGCATTTCCTAAAAAAGGTTTGCACAAGTATATTGGTTCAATGGACTTGAATTCACTGTATCCTTCAGTGATTCGTGCATTGAATATGGCTCCAGAAACAATCGTAGGACAACTTCGTCCTGAGATTTCAGATGCTCGTGTACACGAAGATATGACCCTAAAGAAAAAATCATTCGCAGGTAGTTGGGAAGGTAGATTTGCAACAGAAGAATATGAAGCCGTTATGGAGCAACGTAAGGATATTGCACTTACGGTTGATTGGGAGGACGGTAGGTCGGATGTACTATCAGGTGCGGAGATTTATCAGTTAATATTTGATAGTCAAATGCCGTGGATGCTTAGTGCAAACGGCACAATTTTTACAACAGAGTTTGAAGGTGTTATTCCAGGTATCCTAAAGCGTTGGTATGCTGAACGTAAGGATATGCAAAAGATGCTAAAGAAAGCAAAAGATGCTAAAAATGAAGCAGAAATTGAATACTGGGATAAACGACAACTAGTTAAGAAGATTAATTTGAACAGTTTGTATGGTGCTATTCTTAATCCCGGCTGTAGATTCTTCGATAAACGTATCGGACAATCAACTACACTTACTGGTAGGCAGATCGTTAAGCATATGAGCGCAGAAGTTAACAAAGTTATTACAGGAGATTATGATCACGTAGGTAAAAGTGTTATCTATGGTGATACTGACTCTGTGTACTTTAGTGCATGGCCTGTGCTTAAAGACGATGTAGAATCAGGAAAACTAGAATTTAATATTGATAAGTGTATTGCACTTTATGATCAAGTTGCAGAACAAGCAAATACAACATTTGAAAAATTTATGGCACAAGCATTCCATTGCCCAAAAACACGAAGTGATGTTATTGCGGCAGGTAGAGAGATTGTAGCACAATCAGGCTTGTATATTACTAAAAAGCGTTATGCGGCATTAGTAATTGACAACGAAGGCTTTAGAACAGACGTAGACGGCAAACCAGGTAAAGTAAAAGCAATGGGTTTGGATCTAAGACGTTCAGATACACCCGTGTTCATGCAAAAGTTTTTAAGTGAACTATTGCTTATGGTCCTTACAGATGTACCTGAAGCTGATGTGCTAGAGCGTATTACTGTGTTCCGTAAAGAGTTCCAAGAAATGCCGGGTTGGGAAAAAGGATCACCTAAACGTGCAAACAAGATTGGACACTATCAGCGTCTTGAGCAAAAACAAGGCAAAGCAAACATGCCTGGACACGTAAGAGCAAGCATTAACTGGAACACACTTAAACGTATGAACGGTGACAAATACTCACAAGAAATCGTTGACGGTATGAAAGTTATTGTTTGCAAACTAAAACAAAACCCTTTAGGTTATACAAGTGTTGCTTATCCAACAGATGAGCTAAGACTACCTGAATGGTTTAAAGAATTGCCATTTGACGATGCGGCAATGGCAGAAACTATTATCGATAATAAGTTGGACAACTTGATTGGTGTGCTGGATTATCCTCTAGAGGATACTAAACAGCATACAACTTTTAATAGTTTGTTTGACTTTGGAGACTAATATGCAAATTGAAGTAAAGGTTTTACTAGATACTGAAAAGAAACGAGACCTTGATATGGTTGAAGAATTACTTTTTCAACTTCAAGATGTACGAGAAATTTTAGAAGATAGACAAGAAAACCTAAATAATAAAAACAAAAAGAGGTAGAAATGAAGTATTCTGTTAAAAATATCGGCGGAGAAATGATAAAAGATAATTCTCAATATCAGCTCTTTGACAATAAAACATTAAAAAATCTTGTTTTAAGTAAAACTAAACTACGTGCAGGTCAATCTACAAACGGACATCGACATGCAGGACAAGAAGAAGTTTATGTTTTTACAAAAGGTAACGGAAAAATGGAGCTCGACTACAGGATATTTGATGTTGAAGAAGGCGATATTGTTTTAATAGAAGATAATGTTTTTCATAAAGTTCACAACACAGGAGACTACTGGTTAGAATTTGTTTGTGTTTTTGATGGAAAGAGGTACGAATGAAGGTAGGATTTACTTGTTCAACTTTTGATTTGCTTCATGCAGGACATGTACAAATGTTGCGTGAAGCAAAAGAACAATGTGATTATTTGATTTGTGGATTACAATTTGATCCTAGTCAAGATAGAGCAGATAAAAACGCTCCAATACAATCTATCGTTGAACGCTATACTCAACTTAAAGCAGTGAGTTATGTAGACGAAATAGTTCCATACTCTACTGAAAAAGACCTAGAAGATATCTTGACAATGTATCATATTGATGTTAGAATATTAGGAGAAGAGTATAGAGATAAAGAATTCACTGGTAAAGATATATGCCGTAAACGTGATATAGATCTTTACTTCAACAAAAGAGACCATCGCTTTAGTTCAAGCGATTTACGGAAAAGAGTATCGGAGAAACAAAAAAATGGGTAGCATTCCAACAACAGACGGCGAAATGGTAATTTGGTTGCACGACAGAGCTCGTATTACAGGTAATAACTTTTATCGTGAAGTAGCAGATCGTTTTAACGAGCTTGCAAAGATTGTAGAAAACGCAGAACAAGAAGCACGACATAAGGCTGTGCAAGGATGAAGCAGTTTTTCATAATACTTTTATTAATGGCAGGTGCATTTGGATTAGGTTTTGAATTTGCTTATCAAACACATCCATATGAAAGATGTACTGTAGAAAAAGGATTTACAAATCCAGGAGATATTGGCGAATGCGTTTGGCTACTAGAAAACCAATCAATAATGAGATGAATAAGTTTATATTTGATGTAGACGGTACACTTACTCCTAGTCGGAAAATGATAGACTTAAAATTCAAAGTGTTTTTTAACAAGTTTTGCCGTAGCAACCCTGTCTATTTAGTTACTGGGAGTGATAAAGTAAAAACAGTAGAACAAATTGGCGAAGATACATATAACCTTTGCCATACTGTTTATAACTGCAATGGCAATGATGTGTGGCAAAGTAAAAAACATATTCGTACAAACGAATGGACACTGCCTTCACATGCCTACGAATTTCTAAGTGAAAAACTTAGTTCTAGTTCTTTTAATTTACGCACTGGTTTGCATTTTGAGCATCGTCCAGGTATGGTGAACTTTAGTATTGTAGGACGTAAGGCCGATCATGAACAAAGACGTGAATATGTTAGATACGATACAGAAGTAAACGAACGTAATCAAATTGCAAAACTGTTTAATGAATTATTTCCAGAATTAGAAGCAAAGGTAGGCGGAGAAACAGGAATAGATATTGCTCCTAAAGGTGCAGACAAGAGCCAGATAGTAAAAGACTTTGATCCTGAAGATGTGCTTTATTTCTTTGGTGATGCAATGCATAAAGAGGGCAATGATTATCCATTAGCTCAAGTAGTGCATCATACAAGAGAGGTTACAAGTTATACGCAAACATGGGAATACCTAAGTTGGTTCCAAGAACAAGGTATAGCAAACTAATGAAAATTTTAATTACAGGACATAAAGGCTTTATCGGATCAAGGCTGTGGCAAAATTTATCCGGACATACCCTTGTAGGAATAGACAAAAAAGAAGGAGACGATCTTTTATTTTGCAATCTACCTAACGATAACTTTGATGTCATAATACATTTAGCAGGACGCTCTGGAGTTAGAGAAAGCATAAAAGATCCTGCGTCATATTGGATGAATAACGTAGAAGCCAGCCGTAGATTATTTGAAAATTATCCTGATACAAGAATACTTTATGCAAGTAGTTCGAGTGCATATGAGCCAGATTTAAACCCATATGCGGCTTCAAAATACGTGTTAGAAGAACTAGCAGAGAGGTATCCCAATACACTTGGTATGCGGTTTCATACAGTATATGCAGATACTTGTCCTAGAGAAAATATGTTTTTTAATAAACTTTTAAACGGTAGCTTAGAATATACAACTACACATTATAGAGATTTTGTACACCTTTTAGATGTAATAGACGCAATAAAAATATTAATATTAAACGTACACGTTAACGGTGTACTTGATATTGGTACAGGTAATCCAATTAAAATCCAAGACCTTGCTCCTAATTTACCTGTCCGCCTAAATACCCCAGGAGAAAGGCAATTTACATGCGCCAATACAGAACGAATGAAAGCATTAGGCTGGAAACCTAAATATACGGTAGAAAAGTTCTTGACAAACACAGGCAAAGACAATATAATACAACTATTCAATGGAGAAAATAAATGAAAGATATATTACAAGACGTAGTAGCACATACACATGCACTAGGTTTCCTATCTTTGGTCAAAGTAAGTAATGACGAAGGCACACAGATTGACTCAATGGCAGAAGATCGTTCTGTTATTATGTCCGCACAAACATCATCACCAGTAGCAGAATTTGTTGGTACATTTGGTATGCCCAACTTGGACAAACTAAGTTTACATCTTAAGAATCCTGAATACAAAGATAACGCAAAAATTGACGTTGTACAAGCAGAACGCAACGGTGAAGTTGTTCCAACACATATTCACTTTGAAAATGCCGCAGGTGACTTCCAAAATGATTATCGCTTTATGAACAAAGCAATCATTGAAGAAAAACTAAAGACAGTTAAGTTTAAAGGTGCAAGCTGGAATGTAGAATTTGCTCCAAGTATGGCTAGTATTTCTCGTATGAAACTTATGAGTGCGGCACATGCAGAAGAACCAACCTTTAATGTAAAAACTGTAGATGGTAATCTAGTATTTGCTTTTGGTGATGCAAGCACACACGCAGGTGAATTTGTATTTCAACATGGTGTAGAAGGTGCGCTACAACACACTTGGAGTTGGCCTGTAGCACAAGTACAAGCAATTCTTAGTTTAGATGGTGATGCTACTATGAGCATTTCAGATCAAGGCGCAATGAAAATTAGTGTTAATTCAGGTATGGCAACATACGATTATATTCTACCAGCGCAGAGCAAGTAATGACTGAAAAACAGGCTAGAAAAGATTTTAGAGAAATGCGTAAAAAAGATAAAGTATTTGCTGAATGCTGGCCTGACACAGATAGACAATTTTACGAATGGTGCTCTGGTTATCTAGACTATAAGCACATTAAGGAAAAAGATGAATAAAGACTTAACTGCATCACAAAACGATTACGCTCGTTTCTTACCTGCACTAAGTGGATTCTATGCAACCTATGTAGGTAAACAGCGTTTTGATGAGTACGTAGATAAGTCACGTATCCCCTCAAACTTTACACACGGCGTTGAAAGTCTAAACTACTTGAATAAACAAGAAGGACAGTTCCAATATCAATGGACACTGTACTCTGCAGGACACGCTGAACTAGACATCAACAAACACGCACCTAAAGAAGATATGGTGCGTAACAGAGATAGACAAAACTCTTGGATACTAGGCGACTCAGGTGGATTTCAAATTGGTAAAGGCGTATGGGAAGGTGACTGGAAGAATCCTAATTGTCCTAAAGCATTTAAAAAGAGAGATCAAGTTCTCCGTTGGATGGATGCTTATATGGACTACGGAATGGTACTTGATATTCCTGCGTGGGTGGCACGTTCTCCCCGTGGACAAGAAGCAACAGGCATTACAACTTATCAAGAGGCTGTAGATGGTACAAGAATTAACAATGACTATTGGATTGCTAATCGTACTGGTGCTTGCAAGTTCCTAAACGTATTACAAGGCGAGAATCACGCAGAAGCAGATGATTGGTACAATCAAATGAAAGACTACTGCGATCCTAAGCAATATCCAGACAATCACTTTAACGGTTGGGCAATGGGTGGACAAAATATGTGTGATGTTCATCTAGTATTGAAAAGAATCGTTACACTGCACTTTGACGGACTATTAGAAAAAGGCATTCACGATGTAATGCACTTCTTAGGTACTTCGAAACTAGAATGGGCATTGCTACTAACAGATATTCAAAGAGCCGTAAGGAAGAACTACAATGAAAACTTCACTATCACTTTTGACTGTGCTAGTCCTTTCCTTGCAACCGCAAACGGACAGATTTACATACAGAATGAAACAGAGGACCGTTCGAAATGGACATATCGAATGGTGCCATCAGTTGACGATAAGAAATATGCTACAGACAACCGTCTCTTTAGAGATGCTGTTATATCAGATGGGATATTTAAAAACTTTGAAGACAGTCCAATTACCGCTGAACTCAAAGTATCTGACGTTTGTACATATGCTCCCGGAGACCTAAATAAGATAGGTAAAGAAGGGAAGACGTCCTGGGATAGTTTCTCGTACGCTATCCAAATGGGACATAATGTTTGGAGTCACATTAATGCAGTACAAGAAGCAAACAGACAATACGACAATGGTATCATTCCAAGAATGCTTGTTCAAGAGCAGTTTGACAGGATACTATTTAGAAATGTTGTGGAAGAAATATTTGCAATTACAGACAGAGACGAAGCATTACAAAAAATAGATGAGTATTCTAAGTTTTGGATGGCTATACCTGGCACTAGAGGTGCAGTTGGCAAAAAGACTGTAAATGCTAGTACACATTTTAACGCTTTATTTGAAGTTGAAGAACCAGAGCAAGAAGTTGATGCTCACGAAGACGGTTGTTTTACTGAAGAAGAAGAGCATAAGTTGGAGGAACTTGAGGATGAGCAACTATCATGAAGAAGAAAATAAACTTCGTAGTCGTTTAGAAGAGCTAGAACGGAAACATCGAGAGCTTGACAAAAAGATCGAAACTCGCTATAATAATGTTACAGTAACAGAAGAAGTTCGTAGAATGAAAACTATGAAACTTTATCTAAAAGATGAAATACACAGAATTAACCTAAGATTAGTTCAAATGGATTTGCAATGAAAAGAGATTACGAAGAAGGCGTAAAAGAAGATATTACATTCTTTACAGGTGTAGAAGTTGAAAAGACTCCTGCATTTGGAATGAAAACATTGTTTGTTACTGGTGTACAACCTTGTGATGTTATACAGTTTTGGTATGAAAAAGAACAGTGTGAACATATCTTCTTTGGTGCTAATCATAGTTTTAATCCAGGTACAAACTTCCCTCAAGATGCAGATGCTTGGGAAAAGTGGGACAACATGATTACAGCATTTTTGGTTGCTGGTAAGTTATGCACTTTAGATGTTCCGCTAAGTCATGCAGAAGCATTGCTAGAAAGCGGTATGATCGAAAAAGACAATTTTATTCCGCAGATCCGTATTCCCCTTCCTTACATCAAACAGTATAATTATAACACCATGATTAAATTGGATGATAAGGATTTCAAAGCAACCAATCCAGGTGTTTGGTGTCATAGTCTACATGATCTAATGGACCGTAATAAATTTACGGATTGGAGCAAATATGGACTTGACAAAGTTATAGAATGAAAGTATACTATAAGAACAATGCAAGAACGTTACGAAGCATACATGAAACGTAGAATGAAAGAAGAAGATAAAAAAATGTCTATGCAAAACGCAGAACGTAGTATTTGGGTAACCTTTGCTAAAGAAGGTGTACATATGTACCCAGGTGCTGACACAGACCCTAAACTAGCAACAGGCGATTGGGATGATGTATCATTTCTTGGTATTCCCCATCGTCATATTTTTCATTTTCGTGTTCGTATTGAAGTATTTCATAACGATCGCGATATTGAGTTCATTCAGTTTAAACGCTGGATGCAACGACTCTATGACGTCGAAGGCGTACTAGAGTTAAATCACAAGTCATGTGAGATGATTGCAGATGACTTGTATCAAGAAATTTCTACAAAGTATCCCGGCCGATTTGTAGAAATTAGTGTAGCAGAAGACAACGAAAACGGCTGTTCCATTTTTTATCCTAAATGCTAGAAGAGAGTAAATTAAAATGGCAAATAACTTCCCTCCAGTCAATAAGATTTTTGACGATTTGGAAAAGTTTCGCGACTACTGTCGCTTTGAAGGTAAACCTTTTGACGAAAAGGATTTGTATAATGATAAGTCTTGGGTTTGGCAATCCTATGGCAAATATCAAAACTACCTTCGTGCTAAAGCCCGTAATGCAGGGCGCAATATTAACCAACGGAGAAACTAAATGACAATTTACATTGTAGACATCGAAGCAGTTGATACTCGCTATACTAAGCAGTGGAAAGAACATCTTCCTCGTCAACTACAACGTGCTACAAATGTAAATGTCAAAGTTATCAGTGGTGGAGAAACGCCTCAGGCTACTACGCCTGGGGCATTTCTCAATTTTGGTGGTACCAATGTGTACAAGAGCAAACAGCTCGAGACTATTGGTGAAATGTTTTGTAATGGTGAAGTAAATAATGGAGATTATTTCTTATATACGGACGCTTGGAATCCGACTGTTATCCAGCTTAGGTACATGGCTGAGTTACTGGGCGTTAACATTAGAATCGGTGGTCTTTGGCATGCTGGTTCTTATGATCCTCATGATTTCCTTGGTAGGCTAATAGGCGATAAACCTTGGGTACGTCATGCAGAACAAAGTATGTACGAATGCTTTGATGATAACTTTTTTGCAAGTGAGTTCCATATAGACTTGTTTGCAGATAGTCTTGATATAGATGAAGACAAAACTCATCGTGTAGGCTGGCCTATGGAGTATCTAAAGAACAGTTTAGATAGTTACAAAGGTATGGAAAAGCGAGACCTTATCTTATTCCCGCATCGTATTGCACCAGAGAAACAAGTAGACATATTCCGTGACTTAGCAGAACAACTTCCTGAGTACGAGTTTGTAGTTTGTCAAGAACGTGAACTTACAAAGAATGAATATCACAATTTGCTAGGTGA